CCCACAACCAAACACGACTAGTTTGTGGCGTGCTTTCAAAATGGCTCGTCCTAAATCGTCACCAATGTGTGACACGAAGCCAAGTTGCCGGTACCATTCATGTTCGCGAGATTTGCAATCTTTGCCTTGTGTGACATCATATTTGCTGAAGTCAGTACCAATGAAAACACAGTTGTCAATGCCACCAAGGCGTTCAACATGATAACGAAACCATTCGTTAAATTCATTGGTAATGGCCCCTGAAGCAACCCAGATAGGGTTGTATATGTGCCACACAAACTTCATGGCTTTACCGTACTGGTAAAACCACAAACCTGTTGCAACTTTCTCAAGCATCGAACACCCCTGTACAACTCTGGGGCGCTGACCAACAAAAGGGTCAGTCGTGATACCGATAAGCTTTTCTCTTTTCGTGAAGGCTTTGTAGTACAAATCCTTGAAGTTCCAGTCGCCTTCTAGAATCCTCTTCCTCCAATCATGAATTTTCACCCTTTTCTGGGGTGGAAATCTAGAAACCCAATCATTGTATGATGGCTCAACCCAAGTATCAGATTGACAAAACACATGCGGATTGTAAGTCCGTATCGGCTCTGGACCAGTTGGCCCTTGCACTAATGGTAACAACCCATCAACAAGATACGAATGAAATTCCCAGGCACCTAAAGTGGGTGTTGGGACCTGACATAAAACACGTGTCTTGAAGGCAACTTCATAGTTCCACTGGGAACTCGAGTGCACAAAGGGTACAGCATTAGCAAAGACAATGCCAACTGGTCTTATTGAATCTGTGTGAGATTTGTCACTCATCTCAACAATCTTGAACTTGGTGTTAGATCTCATTGGGTAATCTGAAGGGTCGATGACAGTGTCAAATGACTTTAACGGTTCATTCCTGCACGGTGTCTCGACCAAGATTGATTCTCTTTCCAAATATGAACGCTTCCAAACATCCCAAACTGCATACTTCTTGTCAAGCTTCCGTTTCTTCAGCAGACGACGGAGTGAAAGAATAATAATGCACATTAGCACCACAAGGCAAGCAGGAGCAATGGCTGAATCGCCACTGAACTCAAAACCGACATGCATTGAGTACCCAACGTGGAATAATGAAACGATGGCATATTTACCAAGGTATGCGAAAAGGCAGACGCCAGCAACCGCAAACAAAATACTAAGAAGGTAATTTGATGCGTTGTGAATAGGCGTTCCAAGTGCTATGGTGGGAATTGAATCCCAAAGCATACGAATGATATCTCCAAGAGGTGAGAACCTAATGAAAAGAAGAATACCAATGATACTAACGATGAAAAGCGCTAACATATTCAAACGAACCGCCCAAAAGGGATAATTACCTTTGATGAGCGCATTGTGTCTAGCAACGTCACCGGAAAACTTCGGATGTAATGCATGAGACATTCGTTCTGTAGAAGCAAGCTTTTTCATCAGCACATACGTAACGACGTATGGCAAGCTATCGACAATAGACTGGTTACTAATTGAACTGTTCATTTCCTTATACAAGGTAGGGGTAGCTAACGCCTGCGCCCTAGTCAGACAGGCCAACCAAGTGGCTGGACTAATCTCCTTGTTGAACATGTAACGTTCAAGATTGGTGGCCATCTTTACAGGGAAAGCATTGCCACTTTCCACGTGCTGAATGGACCGAAGTCCACGTGAGAACGTAGTGTTGACAATACCGCTTGGTAAAAAATGGGCAACCTCTGGGTCAATCTCCTCAACCTTAAAAAGTTCATCATCAACCACGTAATTAGTACGGGTGAGACGAGTTCCTGCAAAAGGTAAAAGCTCAAGTTGGCACATTCGAACAGCACCAGTCGTCTCAGACTGAATTTGACTGACAACAAGAATGAAAAATTCTGTGCCAATCTTTACTTTGTGTTCGGGTTGACTAAGCCAGTCAACTGCCGGATGTTCATAAACCCAATCATTGCCATGCACCTTCATTGTAATGAGGTCAGGCATACCACCAGTGCCCGGGTTCCGCACCCAGCGCGCTTCAGCCCCGGTATCATCCTCAAAAAAGACTCCCTTCTTACCAACAAACTGATGGTAAATAGCAAAGCCAATTTTGGTTGTAGTTCTACTCAAAATAACCGCTACGTCAAAAGGGTTATTGTAGTATATGCTGTGGGTGAACAAAGCGGCCCCAGGTTCGACACAGTCACACACCATTGCATTATGTCTGCAATAGGTGTAACACCGGTCACCGGGCAGCCTCTTTGTTACTGAAGTGGTTAATTTATGTTTGGTTTTACGCCGTCTGAGCTCCCTTGCAATGTTATTCAACCTTGAAAGTGCTCGGACTGATGTTGAGCATTCACAACCGTGAATCCTTGAGTCAGAAATATTCCTAAAGCTGAGCCCGACATCTAACAATGGATGTCGTCGACTAAACAGGTGGGAGTAACTCTGGACTATCTCCCTCTCGGCAATGTAGCGAGCCATCGCCAAGCAGGGGTGCGAGTGTCGAACACCGTTCGACAAAAATTGAAGATCATAACCTGGGTACATTGTCACAAGAACTTTTCTTTGTGATTCACT